TCGCTTCTTCCATTTCCTCAACGCAAATGCTTCTGCCTCCGTGGCAATCTCGTAATTTACAAAATTGGCTTTCTGTTTTAGTATCTGTGATTGTAGATAACCTTGGTAAACGTTACCAGCGGCACTTATTATTGGCAGTCCGATCCTGGCCGCGTTGTACAATGTCTGTAATGTTGATGTGGTGGTAGCGGTCGTGGTAGCGGCCGCGGCCATTGAACCACCCGAAGTGGTTAGAACAGAACTCAATGCGGCTCCACCAGTGGCATAAACCGCGGCTCCTATCAATGCTGTCTTGGCTATATCTTTTGCTGGTGCACACATGGTTAGGTTCTTTTCCTCTCGACTAGTAAAATCTGTTCATTCCCAACGTTGAAACTTGAAAATGGTTTAAAATTTAAAATATTTAGCCATTTTACACTGTCCTGGTGCTTGTTCCAAACCTGCACCACGTGCCTGGCATCTGGATCACGTTGTTCGTTTTCTTCAATCATTTCCTGGGCATGTCGTGTTATGTCTATGAAGAAATCCCGCACCATGGGGGTCGCGAAGAACCAATACCAGTACACCTTGGGAAAGGTTTGATAACCCGCACACAGCACCGGTATGTCCTGGTGCGTGGCACTGACCCCGTGCAGGTTGTCAAACATCTCCATCAACTGCGTCTTGGTGTAGCCCTGTAGCATGACCTCCATCTCGTCCCACTGACGCATGTTCCTGACCACGTAGTCATAGTGGTCGCGGGTCATGGGTTGTACCTGTAGGTTAGCCTGCCTCTTGGATCTTGCCGAGACCAAATTTAACCTCCGTGGTGAGTGAAAGCAGTGTGGTTGGCAGTCCCGTGTCGTTGATCATGGTGACCTGTGGTGTCCTGCTCCAGCCACTCAACCTCACACGTTTCATTCCCGTGTATGGTTGCACTGGTGTGTTCAACAGACTGCTACCCAATTCCTTGAATGGCACCGTGAAGTTGTCCACACGCATGTACTTGCTGGCATCAAACTGTAGTTCACACTGTACCTTACGCACCCTCTCACCCAGGGTTGTCAGGTTGGCACTGGCCACCTGTATGGGCAGTGTCTTGGCAGTTGAAGTGTAGGCATGGCCTATGGCCGTGTCCGTTGATGACCTGGTCAGCGTGAAGTTGCCCGCGGCAGTCACAGTGACGTCTGGATGCACTTGGCCATCCGCTATGACCTGTACGGTCTTGCCTTCCAGTCCTTGTGCCCCTGTGAAACTCTGTCCCTGCACCGAAGTGGCATGGTATGAGTCCAGATAAACCTCGTCCTCCGTGAGTTTTTCCAGATACAGTTTGGTGTTCAGTGTTGAACCATCACTGCTGTATCTCTGTGTGAGTGTGTATAGATTGTCATCCACCACGCAAAGGTCCTTGAAATTACCATTTGTGGTCCATTTGGTCCAACCCACCACCGTGTATTCAGTGTTGACACCCAGAACACCCATCGTGCCATCACTGTTGAGTGCGAACACGAAATTGTTGTTGGTGTCATCATAGTTCTTGACGAATGCCAGGTTGTTGGTGCCCGTCAGTATGTCGTGGTGCACCAGGTTGTAGTTCTTGGCCGAGTAGGCATCTGTGTTGAAGTTGTACACGAAAGCCCTGACCACCTTGCCACCTTTCTGTGCGAACAGCACCTCGTTGTCCACAACCACTGGTCTCGAACGGTCTGTGTCTATGCCATAACGTGTCTGTTGCCTGATCAGGATGTTGCTGGGTGTTACTGGCTCACCACTCATGTCAAACTCTCCATCTGACGTGAATATGAACAGTGATTGCTGTGACACCATGTGCCTGATGATGTTGAGTTCATCTGATGCTATGGTAAATTGCAAACCAGATATGTCTGTGATCTCTCCAGTGACATCTCCTGAGCTGGAAACCACTCTGCTGTAATTGTCGAAGTTGAAGAAGTCCCCTGACTGTGATCCAAATATGGTCTGTGGTTTGTCCCTGCTACCACCAAATATCAATCTGTTCTGGTGGAAAGTCACTGACCTAGGCCAGCCTCCACCCAGTGTGCTTGACAGGTTGCTGAACGCATCTATCTGCCATTCGTGTCCCTCCGCGGCCTCGTTGTCCACAAGCTCGTATGTGATGTCACACACTGCCACCGTTGAACTGCTAATTGATTTGATCTCTGCCATTCCACCGTTCATGTCTATGTGCATGCCCACGTGTCCGTCTGGCCATGCGGCATCGACCCAAGCGTATGAGCCACCGGACAGCGTGAAGTTCACATTGTTGCCTGAAGAACTGGCCGGTGTCAGCGTTGTGCCGAAGTTGAAATTGGTCTGTGGCAGGTGATCAAAGTCCAGGTAGGTGCAGGTCCAGTCCGTGTTGGTGGCACCCCTGACCAGTTGTATTGGTCTCATGTCCGCGTGCACCATGATCATGTAGTCAAAACTCTGTGTGAATCTGATCTCGTCTATGTTGTCAGTGTCTATGGGGATCACGTTTCCGTCCGTGCCGTTGGTCAGTTTCTTGATCCTGACGTCTTGGTAGAATATGTGTATCCTAGCGTTGCTGGATATGGTGCTGTCCTCTGGCTCGATCAGGATCACGTACTCCTGGTTGTCCGAGAACTTGAACGGCAACATCCTTGACTGTGGATGGAAGCCCACCGTGGTCAGCGTGGTGGAACCATCTGGTGCGTTGGAATCATCGGGATGTGCTGATATGAACTTGAAGCCCTTACGCTTGGTTATGCCACCCTGTGGTAGGCAAAGCCAGTTCTCGCAGGTCTCCAAACCTGCCTTGTAGATGGGTGTCTCTCCCCTACCTGCTAGGTATGGTCCAACCTGACCCTGCGTGAAGTTGTTCTGTGTGAATTTCCTCGTGGCCATTAGTTCTCATGACGTAGATAACGTGGGTTCGAAGTTGAAACGTTGCCCAGGTGTGCCTGTATAAGCCTGCCCGCTGGCATCACGTTGGTTGGTGGGTTCTCCTGACCGTCTGCTATCCTTGCCGCTCTCAATTTGATGTTGAAGTCATTCAGCAACCTGTCATTCAGGGTGCCTATGCCGGTGATGGCCTCGTTGATCTCGTATGCCACCTTGGCAACCAGTGCTTCCACGAAGAACACCGGAAACTTGTCCTCGTCCATGTCCTGAACGTACTCCAGGAAAAGGGTCTGATCATTGCTGTAGATCTTCTGTCCCTCTACCTTGTAGTCGTCCAAGTACCTGCCCTCGTCGTTGAACACCGACTTGATCCTGATGATGTCACCTGGCAGTGAATGTGCGTAGGTGAAGTTCTTGTCAGTGGGTGTCTCGTTGAGCCTGTTCATGGCCTGTTTGATTATGGCAAAGTTCCAGAACGTGTAGTACAGCAGACCCTTCTTGGTGGTCTCGTACATGGTAGAACACACGTTTGCTTCGTGTGACCCTTCTGTGAAACTTGCTATTGTGCCAGCACCGCATTTGATCAGTGCCTTGTTTGATATTGAAATGTTTGTTTCCGTCATAAAGTGGAATCCCTTGTTGTTGTACAGTTATTTATCGAGCAAAAAAAAAGACAGGCCCGTTGCGGGGCCTGCCTTCATGTAGACTGGAGAGTTACCTATTACTCAGTAACTTGGATCTCCACAACACCGTCAGCGTCGATCACTGTTGATCCACCAGACATTGTACCTAACACTAGGTGTGATGCCTTCTGTGGAACGTAGTCGATCCTTGCAGTCATGTCTTGTGCTAATGCTAGACCGATTGCATCCTTCTGGAACGCGTAACATTTTCTAACAACTGAATCAGCAGTCAATAGATTTGATGATACCACTTTGAAACCAAAGATTGACGGTACGAAACCTGTTGTCAATGCAGTGTTTGTGATAACACCTGAATCACTTGATACTAACGTAGTGTCAGTCAAGATGTCTGTAAGAGCGGCTGGAGATACAACCAAGCATCTGTCATTAGTTGGTACGTCTAAAGCGTTTAGGGCTTCGTGTACTTCTAATAAAGCGGCTTTGTTTAATCCGTTTGCTCCTTGAGCAGTCGTCTTGATGTTTGTTGGAGTTGAGGCATCTAACGCGTCAATGATCTCTTGGTCAACTGCTCTTGATAGAGCGGCCGCGATCGATTGAGCGAATGTAGAACGAAGATCTATGTTCGTACGGAACATGTCCATGTCATCCACATACTCACCTGAATGGAAGTTGTTCAACGTCGCTGACACAACACTGTTCTGTGCTGTACCACCTGTGTATGCTCCCGGTGATGTTAGAGATTTTGAAGTGTCCGACATTGCCGTGATGTCTTCAAATCTTGCCTTGTTTTTGATTGATCCACCTTTTGTTAACTTGTGGAACTTGTAAGTTGAACCAGTTACGTTTCTTACAACTCTAACTGAATCAACTAATTTTGATGATGTTTGCTGGTATGCCTGCTTCACATCATCTGACCACATTTCGATAAAACTGTTCGATAATGAGGTACCTGCGTTTGCTACTAATGCCATGTTAATGACTCCTTGGTAGTTTAGTTGTTGTTGTTATAATAAACGCTGGGAATTGTGTTGGTTGTTTTCAGGGCCTTGCGGTTGTCCCTACTCACAAAGAACGTTCTTTGCTTGTGATTCACAGCACCACCAACTGGCCTAAATTATTAGACATCAGCGGGTCCGAGGATTGTCCGCACGATTATTTATAAGCCTGCATGAAATACTGGTCGGTCTTGATCAATATCTTGGGATACCTCTGTTGCAGTCGTTGGAAACTGTGTTGGTATCTGGTGCGATGGGTCTGGCACCGCTCCAATGACTGGTTGGTGTCAGTGCGTGGCCTGTAGTGGCTGTCGGGTCCCCCATCAAAACCTATGAGGTCCATCCTGTTGAAACCCAGTTGTGCGGCCAGGATGATGCACCACTCCCCTGTGAGCCACGTGTCAGTTGAACTGCCTGGTATGGCACGCATTCGTTGATAAGCACCCTGGTGCTGACGATAGCGAGTGAGTGGCACCCAGACCTCCCCGGTGTAGCCATCACGCGTCATGCACTCCAGCACGTTGCGATCCTGTGCCAGCAGGTAGGTGGGTTGGAAGTCCCGATACAGTTGATTGCATCCAAACGTGGTGTAGGGTATCTGGTCTAACTGGTAATTGAGCCTGCTCCGACCGTTGCCTATGATGTAGCAACGTCTTTCAGGGCTGATGGCCCGTAGCACTAGTAGCCTCTGTGTGTCTTTACGGTCTTGAACTTCGCGTGCTTGACCGCTCCCTTGTGCGGTTTATATGTGCCCCGCATCAATCTGTATGATGAGCCCTTCTTCATCCAGTGGTATCCCCTGGGTGCCTTAATTTTCTTCATCGTGATCCTCCGGTGTGGGTGTGAATGGTATAGAGTGCCATGGTGCGGTCAGTCCGTGTGCGTTGCGGTACAGTTCTCCCGTGCTGGTGCTCTGTGCGGCCATGAATTCGCGTGTGCCGTTGCTGAATCGCTTGCGTGTGACCACCCTCGTGGGCCTCCACTCCTGTCCCCGAGCGTAGTAGCGTTGGTGTGTCTGTGGTTGACCCTTGCGTGTCTTGATGCCGGCCACGGCTCCTCCTCGCGTTTAAAATTTTTTGTAGTATTTACTTCCATGCCCTGCAACTCCAGTATCTCGCACCCGTCCTAGGTCCCGGTGTTGAACACCTGTGCCTGGCCAGGAAACTCCTCCTCCTGGCAGGATTTGACTTCTTGATGGTCATGGTGGGGTCACCAAACCGCACGGTCTTGACGCGACCGGTCTTTGGGTTACGCACTTGGACGGCAAACTTCTTTGACTTGCCGGGTGTCCTGTACGGCTTGTTTAACTTGACCATTAGTATTTGCGTTTCTTGCCCTTTGAAGTCTTGCTAGTTTTCTTCTTCTTGTTCATGGCCTTGACTGCCCTCATGGCACCCCTGCCCATCCTTGATCTCGTTGCTCTCATGGTGTGTCTCCGGTTAGGTGGTTGATCTCGATCGACGCGGTCTCCGCTGGACCGTGGATCTAACCTTGCGACCGTACCTCCTACGCTTGCGGCCCCTGGGAGAGGTCACGAAAGTGTTGGGTATGGTTGTCCCGCTTGGCATAACCATATTTAACCTTAAAGGAAATTTTTTTTTGGTTTTCCTGGGTTGACAGCGTGGGGGTGGCTTAAAATGGAGGCCGTGGCTCATCACGGTAACG